TCTCACCTATTCGCCAGTATCTCCTTGCTTTAACCCTTAAGAACTCTGCTCTTATAAAAACTATTCTATCCCTTAAATCAAGGTTAAATGCAAAAAATTCTGCTCTTGTGTCACTTATGCCACTAGGTTCACCATTATTTTCGTACTCAAGTAGAAAGTACTTTTTCTTTAGTGCTTCTGTTTGATGTATAACAATAACCTTGGTGCTCTTAGCGAATAGCTTAATAGCTTGGTAAGTTCCATCCTTAGCCTTGGCTTCTTCTATCTCAAACTTTCTCCTGTTTCTATATCCCTTGGCCATGCTTTAATTGTTATTGATTCTCTAATCTCAAAGTAATCTAAATTGTTTGTATCAGATAGTATAAGAATTTTTAGTACTTGCATCTCTGCATAATCTAGTGTCATCTTTTGTTCTCCAATATTAATTACAAATCCATCTTCAATATCTTTAATAGAACCTGCTTTTTGTCCTTGCAAATGCTCAGTCCATTCGCTATTATGAGAATATAGGCATACTGTTTTGCCATCCTCGTATTTAAGGTCATAATCATAATCCATCTCTTCTCCAATATTGTTTTCTACATACACTTGTTTCATTTTAATTTGTTTCTTTGTTGGTTAGTTAATGTTGGTTTAAGTATTTTCTCTTTACCCTTATCAGACATATACAAGTTATTAGTGATATGGGCAAATGCTTTTCTTTCTTTTTCAGTTAAGTCTGGATGAGTCTTTATCCTGTAAAGCACATCTTCCATTGGTATAAATGTTTCGTTAACCATTGTTAAATTCTTTTGTAAACCATTTTGCAAAACCAAAATCATCCCCTACGCTATTTGCTTTTTGATAACCAGCAATATAAGCATCTTTTAAATCGTTTTTTTCACTACCTAATAGGCTTTCTTTATTAGTTTCAAGCCATTGATGAATGACTTGCTTGTCTTTAAGTGAATCTAATCTTTCATAAATTTCATTTAGAATAGTACTCATAGTTTTATTTTTTTGTTTATTGGTAATCTTCAAATTTCATTGTTTCAGGTAAAAATCTTAATGCGATGTTCTTCGTAGAACCATGTCTATTCTTCTCAACCTTACAAACTACTAAATCACTTGGTGAATATTCTTTACCACCAATCTCAATAGCTTCTGTCATCTCGTAGTAATGTGGTCGCATAAGCATAATAACTGCATCAGCATCTTGCTCAATAGAACCTGATTCCCTTAAATCAGATAACTGAGGCATCTTATCACCTCGTTCCTCTACTCTACGAGATAATTGAGATAGGGCGATAATAGGTACTTCCAACTCTTTAGCGAGGGCTTTTAGGCTTCTACTGATGTAGCTAACCTCTTGTTCCCTGTTTTGGTTTGATTTGCCTGTACCACTCATAAGTTGGAGGTAGTCAATAAAGATTACCTTGATTCCATACTTTTGCTTTAAGATGGTGGCTTTTGCTCGGAGTTGGGTTACACTTATACCGCCCATATCTTCAATATGTATGGGGGAAGTTAATAGTAAGTCATCTGTCTTTAGTAAAACCTTTCTTTGTTTGTCATCCAAAGTATTCATTCTAAGCCATTTTAAGGGCAGTTGTGAGCCGATTGACTCTAACCTTTCAACTAACTGTTCGGAGCTCATTTCGAGGCTAAAAACGGCCAAAGGAACGCTATCTAAACAAGCTAGTTGGTAAATACTAGAAAGCATAAAGGCAGTCTTACCCATACCTGGTCTTGCAGCTACGATTACTAGGTCAGGCTTAACCCATCCGCATAGGGTATTGTTTAGCTCATTAAACCCTGTGTTAAATCCTAGTAAGCTACCCTTTTGTGCCATGTCACGAGTGTAGTTAATTGACATGATAATATCTTCCATCATCTTCTCGTAGATATTGCCAAACTCTTGTAGCTGAATGAGTTTTTTGGATACCTCAGCCATGAAGTCTATCGTTCCTTCCTCGCCATTGGTAGCCCCAACCACAAGCTCTCCACCCAGCACTACCAACATCCTACGCTTATAAAGTTCTATTATTAACTCTATATGGGCTTCTAGGTGAGCAGTTGATACCACATCTTTAGTTAACTCAGAAAGGTAGTAGGCATTTACTTGATCCGTTTGTTTAGCATCTACGATGCGTTGGTAGAGTGTAGTAATATCTATTGGGATATTCTTATCGTACATTTCTCTAATCGTTCTGAATACAAGCTTATGCTTATAGTCGTAGAATATATCCTCTTTTAAGTAGTTGATTACTAATGACAAAGATTTTTTGTCGATTAATAACGAGCCTAGGATATTGCGTTCAATCTCTGTGTTTTTTGGAAGGTCAATGACTTGCATTATTTTAGTTTTATTTTGGTGTTTTGTGTGTCTGTAGCAGTTGTAAACTTACTTGAATTACGCTTCCAAGTTCTTACTGCTGCTTTCCAATCTTTCATAGGGTTTTTACCTACTAGCCATCCATTTGAATCATAATGATCTATAAAATAAGAACCATCTAAAGATATAAAACCAATTTCTTTTGAGTAATCATTTACTTCACTAGCCGTAGGCCTTATAAAATTAGTTTTCTTAATATATAGTTTACTATTTATTGTATTAGTATTACTTATAGGAGCACTTTTACCGACATCGGCATTTGCCGAACTCGGAACATCATATACAACATGATTCCAACCGCTAAAATGTCCTAACTCGTTTATAACCTTTACTGAAAGTATATAACCTTTGTCCTGTAATCCTTTAAAAACTCTATCTAAAGTACCCTTTGAGCATCCAACCCTATCGTGTAAGGTGGTTTTATATATTACCCAATCATGTCTAAGGCTTAATAAAAAAATAAGTAAGCCTCTTTCTTCTAAACTTAAACCAAAGTTTCTAATAATCTCATTGTCAATAGCAGTAAACCTATCTACCGATTTACTTTTGACTATCATTCCTGTATTCATAAAATAAAAAAAGCCCCATCAAGTTCCCCCTAGGTTGCAGTTAGGGGTTCGTATCAAGGGCAATAAGTTCTTAATGAGTCTGCAACACTCATGACAAATCTACAAAGAATTTTCAAACTTCTCTATTGTCTTAAAAATCTCGTAAGCAACTTGTGGCACTATTGCGTTTCCGTAGGCTTTGATTGATTCATTTCGCCATTTTGGAAAGGTAATACCGTCCAATTTATGGGGAAACCCATCATTTCCTCTACAAACGATACTTTCAGTTTTCTCGTTGATTGTCCAACTGTTGTCAAATCTGCTGCCATTTGCCTTAAACTCTTTTGTAGCATTACACCCTTCATTAAATGTTTTTGTTTTCTCTTTTGATATGTTTCTATTTTCACTCCTGTATTCCAATCTTGAGCATTTGGAGTTGGCAATAAACCATATTCTTTGTCTTTGATGTCTAGCTCCGACACCTGAAGCTGGAATAAGAAACGGTTGAACTTCATATCCTTCCCTTTCCAAATCAGAGCACACCTCGTGGAATACCACTCCCCCTCCCCAACTAACAAGTCCACGAACATTTTCGCCAATAATCCATCTGGGTTTAATCTCTTTAATTGCTCTAAGCATTTCAGGAAAGAGGTGTCTTTCATCGGCCGTTCCAAGCCTTTCCCCTGCACTTGAGTAGGGTTGGCAAGGGAATCCTCCTGTAAGGATGTCAATTCTTCCTTCGTGAACAGTGAAGTCTGTTTTTGTGATGTCATTATAACTAATTGAATTTGGAAAATGATGTTTAAGTACTTTTTGTCCGAATGGATTCCATTCACAATGGAATGTGTTATCCCATCCCATCCAATGGGCTGCTAAATCGAATCCTCCGATTCCGCTAAAAAGCGATCCGTGTGTCATATGTTATCAGTTTTAGATATTCTAAAAACCACCTTCCTATTATCCACTATAAAACGCTTACGAGCAACAGGGTTAAGCGATTCTCGGATCACTTGTGATGCTATCTTTGTCTTACGACTAGCCGCTGCTGCCGACTTAAATAGCACCTCTTCCATAGTGTCAGTATAAACCATTCTAATTGGAATAGAGTTCTCTAATCCTTTAATCTCATTCGGCATCTGGTTTGGGTTTAAAGTGGTTTTTTAGGCCCTTGATAAATGATTGGTTTGTTTCATGAAACTCCCTTTTAGAAAAATAATTCTCATCTACCTTACCGCCATCCATTTCATTTGGGTAAACGAGTATGTCATCATCGTAAAAGTTACGCACTCTTCCTGTATCGTAACACACCACTTTCCATATGGTGTTAGTATCAGTTCCGTAATCAATCCATGCGATTGCTTTTCCATAGCCTAGTGGGGTTAAAACATCTATTGTTTGTTCTAATTGTAGTATCAAAATAATCGTTTTATTGCTTTTATTTTAAAATAAGTTTCACAGATTATAAATAGCAGCACCGCAACTGGTACTGCTATAAAGAAAAATTTAATGAGTCCTAATACCTTCATGTGAGTTATTTAATAATTGAAAAAGTATTGTGTCTGAATCTAAGTGCCATGTTGTATATACCTTACTTCCATCTGAAGAATTTACCCTTAGTTTATATATATCATCTCCACTTTGACTTTCGTAAACAGTTATATGAATTGTTTTAAATTCATCTACTTGTTCAATATTATACTCTTCGCCATACTTTTTTTGTAATGCTTCTAATAGGTTGTTTTTTTCTAATAGGTTGTTTTTCATGTTATTTCTTTAATGATATTTTAAATGTTGTTGTACTAAACTTTGGAGCAGGATAAATCATCTCGCCAGTTTCAGGATCAACCAATGGCTCTTTAATAGTCTTAAGCAATGACTCTCTTTCCTTTTGCTTAAACTTAATAGCTTCTAACTCTTGGTTATACTTAAGCCATGTATGGTCACCATCATAGGCATACTTAACTCCTGATTCTATTCTGCTAATCTCAGCATCAAGCACTATTGCCTTGCCTTGAGGATGCAAGTCTAACTGACTAATAACATCTTCTTTTAACTCAGCTCTAATTCCTTCTAACAATTGAACTAATGCTTCTGCTTTAACAAGCATCTCAAGGGGGTTCTCGCCTGTTTCTCTAAAATGTGATACAACTACTTGTTTTAGGAGTTCTATGCTAAATTTGGATGGTGTTATTGAATTTAATTCAATACTTGGTAGTAAATTACTCATGTTATTTATTTTTAATAGTTATTGTTTCGTTGTAATCTTTAAATTCTTCAATTTTCCATCTTCCTGTTGTGCAAAATTCTTCTTTAGCACATTCCCAACTTGAATCAGTTGTTACCAACCCATTGCCTTTGCCTTCTTTATTAATCATTAATACAATAGTGTAACTATCTTCATCAATAGTTATCATTAATTTAGGAAAATCATAGTACGAAGATATTGCTCCAGTTATTTCTAATGCCATATTATTTCTTTTTTGTTGTTAACGATTCTTTTTTAGCGGTCATTAATTTCATTAATTGTTGGTCTTTTTCTATATATTCCTTATTAGAAAAGAATATATCAGTCAAGTCCTTCATCCTAGCAGCAGCTTGTATATCTTTAATGATAGCATCACGATCTACTTCAACAGGCATCTCCTCTGCTACCACCTCAACTACTTTAGGTTTTTTGGTAGGTGCTTCCTCTTTAGCCCTAGCATCTGCTTTCGCATCTGCAAAGTCCATCTCTTCAGCAGGTGTCGCTTCGAATCCAGCAGCCTTCATTAACCAAGCAAGTAAGTTCCTATAAGCCTTGCCAATCGCCCTTGTTTGTGCCATACTAAGAATAGCATATTCATCAAAGTATCTTTTAGTTTTTTCGGCATTCGAGC